CCGATGCTTTGTATATTATATCTATTTCTGAAACTTTTAAGTAGTCCGCCAGCGATGACGCAAACGGCACATCTTCCGGCATATTTATTGCAATTCCAACTTGGTCTATTGAGTTTTCAAAAAATCGTAAAATAGTTGATCTTATTGCTTCTATTTCATCCGATTCGGTTGTTTTAATAGCAAACCCGCCTGCTCCTGGCTTATCATAAAAATAGCCATCTTGCTTAGGTACAAAAGCCGACTGAGTAAAAGGAGCTATTAAAGAGTACGAACCATCTTCGAACTTAAACCTATAACTAAACCGAACAAATTTGCCTTTTAAGAAATCTTCATCGCCAGCAAATGATGAATCATAGTATGGGTTTACTCCTACTTCAATGTCACTTGTATTTAAAGTAATATTATTAGGATTGTCTATAAGAAGGTTAGTGGTCCCGCTAACACCATATACAACAATAGCATCTTCAACAGTCGCAGTTCCAGACTGAGTTATTGTTGCACCTATATATTTATCTATGCCTACCGCCGGCGCTCCGCTTAATACTATAGTATTGGTAGGAGACCCAGACACAGATGCGACGGCCTCTGTAGCTGCATTTAAAAGGTTCACAGTTGTAACGTCTTTCATAGTAGACGTTTGTGATAAGTTTTCAGATAAAACTTTAACGGTAACGTCATTACCTGGCTGCGCACTAGGCGATATAAAATACCTATCTATGGTTATTACATCGTCTGCTTTAAAATTTTCACCGCCTGGTGTAGCCCCGCTCGATGCTACAACTACAGAAGAAACTTCGCCATTAGCATCTACAGTAACAGTAAGATTAGCTCCACTGCCAGATGGGGGTATCGCTCCGCTAGAAGACGTTACAGTATAGTTAGCATCAGTAACGTTGTAGACAGTTGAAATAGGTAATATATTTGCCGTATTATTGACTATCATTAGTTCAGAGCCCACCGTTAAAGCTCCTTTGTATTTTACAAAATCTGTATTTGAACTTGCTTGAGCAAGTTGGTTTCGCATAAGTACAGGAGCATTGTAGGGAAAATATCTTAATATAGATATATTTTCTTCTCTAGAATAATAGCTTGCATCTGCTATAGCTTTGCTAACACTTATTCTTCTAGGTTGATTTCTATTATCTGTAAAAAATAATAAGTCTTCAATTAAATTAATACCTAGTATAGGACTTGTTTTAGAAAAGTTTAAAAAACTACCTGAGACTAGTATATTATAAGTGTCGGTTAAAGTATTATATACTGCTATATAATGTGCTGAATCTGAGCTAGCGAAGTTTGATATTCCGTCACTAGATACATCATTCCAGTTAGTTAAAAAAGCAAATAACCTATCATTAGTAGTGTCTATGTAAAACCCTACTATTTCTAAGTTGCCATCTGTTAAACCAAAATCAGTTAATAAAGAATTACCAGATACGTTTTCTACTGACCCTACTCCGTTGTCATCTTCGGAATCGTCAACAGATACATTTCTTGCGTCAAGATATTCGCCATTTTTAATCAACCTTTTTTCTAAGTCTTTATTCATTTTCGCCTTTATAAAGACGCGCTTTTCTTCTGGCATATCCTTAGTGTTTTATCCATTTAGATTTATTTCTCATTACTTGAGCGATCTCTTGTGGTTTAAGATTCGACAATCTAATCTTAGCATTTCTAAGTTTTGCTGATTTTTCTTTTTTAAGTCTGGCAACAACGTATTCTGGCTGGTTAATACGAGTAGAAATAATTGCGTGTAGTATATAAGCATACATGGCTTCTTCTGCCATTTTAGGCACTCTAGTGTCCATGTCATAAGCTAATCCATCGGATACGTACTCAACAACAATTTTAGAGTTAGCAAGATTGCTAGAAAAGTTAAAGCTATTAGTTCTGCCATTAATAGTAAACCAACCATTATATTGGGTTAGTGACGGCTCTTCGCCATATCTTCTTCCATAAAAACCACCATAACCCCATCCATAATAATCGCCATATCCCCACCAGTTATAGCCTTCATTTGCCATGTCCTGCGTAAACAGGCCTGTAATCTGGCTAGTATCATTATTTTTCCAGTTAGTTTCTGTTCCAGAAGTTCTTTCAACATTTTTGCCATAGCTGTCTTGAACGAAATCTCCGGCGTTGTCTTGTTCTGGGCTTGAAAATGGATTAACAGTAAGGCTTTCCCCAGGATATATTATGTGTTTAACGCCAATAGAATCTATCCATGACAGCCTAATATAGTTAACATAGTCTTGCGGCAGCGGCATGCTTAAGCTGGGAGTCATGTCAAACTCTAAAGATTTAACGCTTCTAAGCGTATCATAACTAAATTCTTGCAACCCTCGCTTTGCATGAAATATAACATCGGTTCTTTTAACGCTAGGTATAAGCTTGCCGGCCCCAACATAAGCAACTAAAAAGTTGTTTATTAACTCGTTTAATTTTATGTAAGCGTATCCGCCGTAGTTATTTTCTGCGGATGTAACAAACAATGCAACCCTTACTAAATCTAATCCTCCCGTATTGTCTAATGGGACAGGCACAGAATTTGTTCCGCTTATTATAGTATTAGTGGTATTTGTTTTAACTTCTGATGCAACTGTCACCCAAGTGGTACCATTATCATTGCTAGTTTGTAAATAATAGTTTTTAGGATACGATGCGGTATTATCATTTAATTCCGTATTAAAAGTAGTTGCAAATTCAGACACTCCACTAGCTGTAAGCTCAAATACTTTTTGGCCAATGTAATATTCTTCGTTAGTTTCCGTAATTAATCCTGTTCCGGGTATTTGCATGTTCTTTTATCTTTTTTCATTAACCTCATCTGCTTGAGCTGTTTGAGCAGCAACTTGCACTATTTGAGGGTCTCTTATTACAACTCCTGAATAAAATAATATTTTTATAATAACATCTGTTTGTTCAGATGGGTGAAGCTCAAAATTAGTCGAGCCGTATGTACTATTATTGTTAAAGTCAGAAGCTCTAAGTGTTATAGTAACCGGGTTTGACGTTGTAATAATGCCGCCTGCTATTGTTATAACATCACCAACCACATAGCCTGTGCCTGCAGTTGTAACACTTATTTCAACAGCAGTCGCACTTGTTACGTTAGCAGATAAAACAAGCCCAGTACCAGATCCACCGCTGTAAGCTGGTGTATAAGTGCCTATTACCCCGTCTGTTATAGCAGCTGTACTACTTGTTAGTGTACCCGTTCCGGTATTTAATAAAGAATCCCCGTATACGGTGGAATCGTATATATATTGTCCTAGGCTACCTACGCTGTATCCCCATCGTACGTTGTCCGGCTTTTTTAGGTAATCAACGTTTATATTATTAATAATAGAAATTGGCCGTACATAAAGCCTTTCATTTTCATACAGATAAGTAGGAAAAGATATTGTTGAAGCTGTTAACGGAGAATTTTGAATATTGTAAAACTCATTACGCTGTAGTCTTTGTAATTCTACCGTAAAATCATTTAACCCTTTATAAGTTACAGCACCTAATCTATATAAATCTGTTGGTAATGTAAAAAATGGATTTGCAGGCGTAGTTGAATTATCATATGTGCCAACACCAAATCTTTTAAATATTGCTAATTTTTCATCAATATTAGCGACACGATCTGCGTAATCAGTATCAGTTTGCGGAACCCTGATTAACTGATTAAGATCTTCTGAATAATTTTCAAAAGTTTCAAGTTGAACTTGAGTGGCTATTTTATTGAACTCGTCAGGAGTAATATAACCTCTTTGTTCTTTATTAAGTATTAAAAGTACAGTTTTATATACTTGATTAACGTTTATAGCCATATTTAAATTTTGTTAATTACAAATGGTCGGGTCATCAAAAAAACAACCCAACCATCTATAAAATATAATCACATGTTATGCGAGCTTTTTTTCTATACTAGAAAATACTTCCATACCTTCATCTGTTTTGAAATAAGCGGCCATAGCAGAATAAGGATGCTCATCAAAAGGTACAGTCATTAACTTTCTACCATTAGAGCCCCAAGTAAATGTTCTTTGATCTTGGGAAAGATTTATAATACCCATTTCGCTAGCTCTGATTGCTATGTTTCTTAATTGAACATTTTCGTCATTAGCTAATTCTAAGAACAAGCTAGGATTTTTCTTAGCGAATATGAATAAATCTCTTTTAAGCTCCGTAGAACTCATCTTAGATACCTCAGAACCAATTTCTGCTCTCATTATTGCTTCAGCAAAGTCAATATCCATAGATCTTGCTGCTGTCATAGCTTCAAACTCTAGTTCGAAATCGTCTAAGTTGTCTTCGGCTATTTCAACTGCATCGTGCTCTTGGTATATAAGACCTTTTAACGGATGATACAAAGACAATAGCTTTTGTAATGCTTGATTTTGTTTTCCAACTGCTAAAACGCCGTCTTCAAAAGTTATATGAGCTAAGGTTACTGTTCCTTCCTGCTCGTCAACAAATACTGAGTTTTGATTACTAGCATATCTAATTTCTCTTTGTATGTTAGTTTCAGGGTCAAAATAGAGTAAAGGTTTTCTAGCAGTATGTTTACTCGGTATAACATAACTAACTGGGGATTTACCATTTAAAAGATAATATCTTCTGTCTTTAATTTCCCAGTCTGGTTTTGTTTTTTTAGTAGTTTCTACCACAGGTGCTTGAACTATAGGTTCTTCTACGACAGGGGTTTCAACAACAGTTTCTTTTTTTGTTACAGGTTTTTTAGCGCTTGTAGTACGCGGTTTTTTATTTTCCATGATATAATATAATTAAATAAATAAAAGAAAACTTGAGGCCAAATTAATGACCCCAAGTTTTATAATAATTAAGCAAACGTAGTAAATGTGTCGCTATAAGGATATTCGATCAACCCTCTCGCGTCTGTTCCCTCGTTGAGCGAATCAGTAATAACATTTGTAAAGTTTCCTTCAAGAGCCAACTCAGCGGCTGCATCTGCAAGTGTAATACCAACTGTAATTGTAGAGCCACTAAGATAAGTGAATACAATATTGTTAGCAGTGTTACTTGCTACGTATTTAACCAAACCATCAACTGGGATAATTCCAATTTGATTTGTATCATAAGTAATTTTAATCGGTTTCATTTTTTAAATTTTAAAAATTAATAATTAATAATTACGATGCCTTGAACAATACAAAGTTATTAGCAGCTTGAGTTACCAAGCAGCGCTCAGATAGGAAGTTAACCTTCATTTGGTCAACATCGCTAGTGAAAGCACCACCAACTGATCCAGTCAACCAAGTCTTGATTCGTCGATCGTCAGCTTCAGAAGCTCTGTATCGAACGTGCAAGAATGGACGACGGATGTTAGTACCTAACATTTGATCGTATACGGTAGAAGTTCCAGCAGGAACCATAACTCCTTCAATATCGGTAACTAAACCTCTTGTTGAAGCGTCGTTAAGGTATTTCCAGTCAGACTTATAGAAATCGTAAGAACCTCTTCGGAATCCAGAGAATCCAAGGTTCAATGCCATCTCTTCGCTGTTTTCAAATACTCCGAAAGAAGTACCACCTGAATAAGCTGAGTTTACAACTCCAAGCATGTTATCAAACTCTAAAGAAAGCTCACGGTTGCAGAACAACATGTTTTCTTCAATAGAACCTTCCTTGTCAAGACGCTTAAGAATTGTATCGAAATCAGTAACGCCGGTAGCTCCGCTGAAGTTAGTGTAAACATTACCTCGACCTTCAACAGCGGCAAAAAGACCTTCAGTACCTTCGATACCGGTTGTAGTTAAGTTAGCGTTTACATTCTTTTCACCTTCAACAACTGACATTTCAAGATAATCTTGGAAACGTAGTCTTGTTTCTCCTTCACCTTTCAAATACCAAAGGTATCCAGAAGTTCCGCTTTCGTCGGTTACTTCAACCCAGCCGATTTGAGCAGTATCAGAACCATCTACCTCGTAGTTGTCTTTGATAATGATAGGCTTGTTGTTGTATTGGGTGAAAGCAGGATAAACAGAACCAGAGATTCCAGATGTTCCTTTAGCAAATTCAGAACCATAAACAAATAGGTTAACCGGTGCATTGCTAAAACCTGCAGCGGCCATTGTAGCGGCGGTATAAGGCTGAACTGTAATAGTCTGGCCTGAAACAGCTTTAACATAACATTTAGCCGTAATAAGTCCGGTTGCAGCATCGGCAACAACGACAGTAGCTCCAACTCTAACAACATTTACTAAGTCTGAACCTAGTGTAATTGTAGAACCAGCTGCTGTAGTGTTTCCTGTTAAATCAACTTCTTGGTTAGCAGTTGCGCTATCACGGTAAGCAACGTGTAAACGGTTCTGCTCAGACCAAACAACTTGGTCAGAAGTCATTGGCATTTCTGCTCCCACCATTCGGAGGAAACCAGAAATTGTACGATTACCATATCTTTCTACTTCTGCTTCATAGATTTCTGGTAAGTATTGTTGGCTAAAATCATTTGTACCATCGGTAAAATCTAGCCAGTTTGTTGATGTCAACGTCTTTTTTTGCGTTGGCAACAAACTATAATCTGCGGGCGTTAGTGCCATAATTTTGAAATTTTAGTTTTTATTTCGAATTTTTAATTTAGAACTGTCCACACCATCTATAGCTTTAACTTTAAACCCAGCTACAAAAACATTTTCAGGTGACTGCCTTCCAGGTTCATTAGAAATATTCTTTGAAGATTTCTCAATTTGCTTTATTGCATCGGCCTTACCTTGTTCGTAGAAGTGAGTTGCAAGCGTATCTATATTAGTCGCGGCATACAAAGCCTTATGATACTCTTTCAAATTCTTAACATTGCCTTTATCGTCGAGAAACTTTCCCAACACTTTGTTAAGATCAGATTGATTATCTGCAACGTTAGAAGGTTCTTTTAAACCGTACCTAAATTTCTTTTCACCAACATTGAAATCAAAACCTTTGAAATCATTAGTAAAAAGTTCTTTAGTTTTAGTTTTAAATCCTTCGTTTCGCTTAAGACTTTCTTCTTTTTCTTGGTTATAGCGATTAAAAAAATCAACTGCTTTTTTCTGCTCATTTGTAACGGTAGGTCTACTTTTAATTTCTTCATAGTACTTAGACTTTAAGCTATCAAGAAATTTTCGAGCTTTAGCAACTTCTTCTTTTTTCGCTAATTTCTTTTTTCTAATATCTCTTTCTTCGTCCAAATCAGAATCGTACGAAAAATTTTCTTCAATTAGAAAGTTAATCTCTTCTCCATCGAGATGAGATTTTGTATTTTTATAATACTCTTTTAACAGAGTATTTTCATCTACTTTTGAATAGTCGGCGTTTAGCCTACTATAATCTTCTATAGTGCCACCAGTTTCATTTATAAACTTAACTAGGCTATCTACGCCTTCTGGCAATTCAACTTCAGGAACAACAGGCGAAGATGGCTCCGCAACTTTTTCAGCTTCTTTTGTTTCTTCTATCTCTTCTTCTTTAACTTCTGTTAAAACCGAATCAGCTTCTGCTGGTTGTTCTACTTCTTCTTTTTTGGTTTCTTCGCGTACTTCTTGCAGTCCCATTTCGGCTTCTTCCCTGCTTTCTTCGCTTCCGCTGCTGCCGCGTAGCACGCCATCATTTGTTTCTTGTTCTTGAATGGCACTTTCTTCTTCTTTTACAGGTTGTTTTGATAAATCAACTTTTATTACTTCGTCCGCTCGCTTTTCAGCAAACTTCCGAAGATCTACTTTAACATCTGACATAATAATATATAATTAATAAATAAAAAAATTATCTTGGTTCAAATTGCTCTAAACCAAAACCGCCTAAAGAATCGTTTCCAGAGGACTCGAAGTTTTTAGGTAGTGTATTGTTTTTTCTTTGGTCGATCAATTCACTCTGCTGAGTTGCCTGAAGCTTTGTTCTTTGATCTTTCCTGTCTTCTATTTCTTGTTCTTTAGTTCCTTCAGCGTTAGCTCTTATTTGCGCTAACTGTATGTTGAAGTTAAACTCAGTCTGCATAAGCTCTCGTTTTATTTGAGCTTCGGTTTGCATTCTTTCTATTTCAAACTGCGACTTAGCTTTTTCAATGTTAACCTTCTCTTCCGTTAATGCTTGCTGCTTTTGTACTTCGGCCATTGCGGCTTTTTCAGATGCTTCAGCATTTGCTTGGGCTTGCAATTGTATATTAGCTTGCTTTTGCTGTTGCTCTCTTTGTATTTTCTTTTTACGCTTTTGTTTTAATAATTGGTTAGCTAGCTTTATATTATTTATTTGACGTAAATCTATAGCATCTTCAAGATCAATACCACCTGTTTTTAAAGCTACTTGTATGTTTTGCTCTAGCTGTGCTTTTTCTTCTTCTTCTGGCTCAACCTGTAAGTATATGCCAAAGTCATATAAATGCAATTCTGATACTTCTTCAAGAGTCCCTACGTTGTAAGAACTTATAGCGTTTTGCAAAGACGTATTAGTTAAAGCAAACTCAATAGAATCCGCAATTCTTAATGATACGTTTTCGGCCAGTTTAGCGGTCAAATATAAACACGACTGTAATATATGTCTAGTCGCAACATTTGATGCGTTAGCGGCTAGTTTTTGCAATCCTACGAGCATGTCTTCTTTAGGCTGACTGCCATCACGAGCTTCGTTAAGCCCTGTGACGTCTCTAATCATTTGTAAATAATACTGATAAGTATTAATTAATGAATTTATTTTGGCTTGCCCTCCAGAAGATTGCAATTCTTGTATAGGAACTTTGCCTCTATTAGGATCGCCATCTTGGGTTAAAGACCTTCCTAAAATGCTACCAGTTTGGAAGTACATATTTAATGCTTCTGCAGGATTATAGCTTGTACCATTGCCAAGATCAACTTCCGCTAATCCGTCAACATCTAAATAAACTCCGTCTGGGACTATCCTAGACATAACTTGCTGAAGCTTTAGATTTGTAATATTTATCATATCTGCAAATCCGGTTATTCTATTTACCATAGAATCTATGCGACCTTTATACATTCTAGGTGCTGAAATCGCATAATTCATATTTACACGTGTTGTATCAGACTTAGGTCTAGTCATGTTTTCTGATAGCTTCCATTCCAGCATGTTATCGTATCCCAAAATTTTAGCGCCAGTATAAAGCGTTTCTATTGATCTAGATACTTTTTTAAAATTATCGTTTTCAGGCGGATCAAAAGTGTCGTCTTTTTCTATAACTTTTTCAAGCCCAAATGGCCCTTTTTTTAATTTGAAAACTTGATTCGTATAAGTTTTGTATTCAAAAAATAAAACGGCTATAGTATCATTATTATACTCTTGCCATCCCATTAAATATTGATTAGACCCTTGATATTTTTGTATTTGCTCTAATTCATCATCAGTTAAATAAGGAAATTGCTTTTTTATTTCCGACAAATACATAAGCTTAACTTCGCCTACATAATAAAGATCTTCAAAGTTTGGATCCTCAGTATATGACCAAACCATTTTGGCGGGGTCGCAATATTCTAAAGTAACCCCATTAGATTTATTCCAACTTGTTTTAGAGGCAGCAATACCTAAAACAGCTAAATCGTAAACTAGCCTACGTTTTATTAGCTCGTATTTATTTTTATCAAATACGTTAGATATAAGTTCTTCTTCAGCTATTTCTATAGAAGGCTTATATTCTAACTGCATATGGAGAGATACTTCTTCTTTTGTTTCAGGTAAGTCTATATTAGACGGTGAATTAAATAAGTTCATACCTGTTGCGGCCCTAATAGATTCTAGTTCATCTTTTATAGCCATATCACGCATTAAGTTTGCTGCGTAATTAGTTCGTTTTTTAATAGATTCAGGATCTTGAGAAAAAGCTTTTACTTCATATTTTTTTTCAGAAATGCCATTTACTAAAATATCTACAAACTTAGAAATAACAGGGACTGGTTTCCAATCTAAATTAAGGTATGATAGGTCACCGTTAATAGATAACTCATCTTTATATTTTTGCACAGATTGTTCGCCACGAGCATATAATCTAAGATTATGAAAGCTTGTCCAGTTAGAAAAAAATCTATTACCATTTGATCGGGTGCTCCCAAACCATTCCCCCTCTATTGCTCTACCAACTTGGTATCCATAATCTAGAGTAGCTTTTTCGGCGTCACTAACCACTTGGTCTGGAAATGCGCTATTGGGATTAGTATTTATTTTATTCATTTTTATTTTTTAATCAACTATTTTAGATACTATGCCTGAGTTATCATATTTTTTAAAACCTAAACTAATGTTTTTTCTTACAACCTTATTTACCGGAGCATACATGTTCTTGTTACATGCCATTATGGCTAACCCAGAACTTATAGCCGCATCAAATTTAGTTCTATTATTTATATCAAACCTAGCCCACTCATTTAATGTTTTATCAAAGTACATATCTCCGTATTCACCTTCGCCAACTAAACCTACGGCTTCATTTATATAAGACTCTATTGCAGCTGCGTGTGCTTGTTTAATGTCTTCACTAGAATTTGGTATACCACCAATTTCTTTTTCTGTTACCGAAAGTTTATTCCAAACTTTGTCTGGTCTTGTCATTGAAAAACCTCTGTAACCCCTTCGTTTTAAGTAGTATAGAAGTCTTGGTTTATTATTTTCTGCTAGTATTGGCATCCCATAAAAAACACAAGCCATTAATACGTCTTCAAAAAATATCTCTGCGGTCTGTGGTCTAGCTATATATTCTAAAAAAAAGTGTTCCGGCGGAGCATCTTCCATAGAAAACTTTGTTTTCCCATGCAAGGATCCTTTAGAGCCTTTGCCTCCTACCGTCCCAGATATGTCGTAAGGGTCACATCCAAATGCGCCCATGTGCTCATTACCCGGGTATTTTACACCGTTTTTAACTATGTGCCTATTTTGCAAGTTTACGTCAGGAACCCATGATATTAAAAACCTTCCATCTTTATTTGGAATAAATATAACTTTTGTGTCTTTTATTCCGTTTTCCCATTGAAAAGAACCTTTGCTTAGTACTTGCGTTGTTTCTAAGTTTTGGTTATAATCAATTTGTTCATATATTTTTTGTAAATTAAATATAGATTTTTTAGCCTCGTCCCTAAACGCGTGTTCTTCTGTTCTTGGGAACTGTCGGTAAAATTCGTTTAAAGCGTCTTGATCTTCTTTTAACCCTTCTGCTTCATTATTCCAATATTCAATTATACCTATTCTTATTTTTTCATTGTGAAAACCAACTACTGGGGTATCCGGGGTTTCAAATACAGGCATACCATACTTATCCATAAACCCCTCGTAATTCCATTCCATTGGTATAAACAAACTATATAATCCAGATTTAGTTTGTCCATTTTTATCTCTTTTTTCTACGTTAGAATCGTTATACAGTTTTCTAAAGTTTTCACCCCCTTTATCTAAAGCGTTCGATGTACTTCCCATCATACACTTACCCACAACTCTACCACCTAATCTTAACGTTGTTTTTGTTACTCTCCAATTATTTAAAATGTTTTCAGGCCTTTCCCATTTGCCGGATTCATCGTGAATTAAAAGCATTAGCTTTTCTCCATCATAAGAGTTGTCAGCTGTGTTTTTCCAGTCTATAGTGGTGTCTAACCCCTGTAGCTCTTCTTGCTCGTTTTTAAAATCTATTTTTTTTCTTGTTAGCCTAGAAGCAGGAACCCTAAAAGCCAGTTCAGTTTTAGGTCTATCCATACCATCTTGGATAGGTTTAAAGAAAAATGGATAGTTTATAGTTATAGGAACCACTTTATCCGTAAATAATTTTTTAGCATCAGGACCAGTTTTAGAAAGTATCCCAAATCTTTTATCACTTGAAATAGTAGCTAAGTTAACTATTTCATTAGCTGCCATAAAAGAAAAACCAGAGCGTCTATTTTTTAGGTAACACATTCCGTAACATCGGTCATCCGCTTTGCATGCCTCCCAGAATATAAAAAATAATCTGTTTGACTCTCGGAACTCAGCCTCTCCAACATCTATTTTGGTCCATTGGAGGTACATGTAATGGCTGCCCGTTAAATAAGTATTTATCCCGTTGTTTTTAAACCAAAACCCGTTATCTCTGTACTCAAATTCTTTGTCAATATAACTGTGATATTTTTCTTTGAATTCTTCTGGATAATCTCTCCAATCAAATATTGTTTTTATTCTATCTAGTTCTTTTGGCTTTTCTAATCTTTCCCAATATTGATCTACCTTTTTGTTAGATCTTTGGTGTACATGCTTTGCTTTCGGTAAGGCTATTTTTAAACCCTGTATTTCATATACTTCGCCTATTTCTCCAGTGCGACTTATAATAACTATGTCGTACTCTTCATTATAGCCGTACTCCCACTTTTTATATTTATTAAACCTATCAAGTTTTGATTTCTTAATAGGCTCTATTATTTTATATAAAGTTTGTTCGTACATTACTTCTTAGATCTTCTTTCAGCGAACCCCTTAAAAGATTTTTCTTCTTTTGTTTCTTCCGCAGGCTTTTCTGTTAAAGCCAAATCTTCTTCTTCGATGCGCTTTAATATTTCAAAAGCATCAAATATTGCAAGCTTTTTAGTAGCCGCCGCATTCTTTAATCTGTCTGCTGATATATCTTCTCCACTATCTACTATAGCTTCTTCCGCTACTTTAATAAGCTCATTAACAGCTTTGCGCCCAGCTTGGATTATATTCTTTCTCGTTTCTTTGGTTTCCATAACTAAGAACTATATTATTTGATTTCATACAATATAATAGCATGCCATTAAAAACAAACTCAAATTCGGAGTCGGGAGTAAAGCAAACTATTGATCCTTCCTGTATACTTAATTCTTTGTTAGGGTATCTAAGTATGCCATGAAGTTTTTTTTCATTATCGTTATCTAGATAATTATCCGACCTAACGGGCTGAACAAAACAATAACCGTGAAGAGCCTGCCAAGACTTTACGCTGATTTCGTTTGTAGTAGGTTTATAAGCATATATTTGGTCGGGAGCAACAGCATACATGCCATCAAACATATAACTTCTGCTATTTTTTTCTTTACCTCTTATGTCATAAAATCTTCTAAAAACGTTATGATGAACTATAACCTTGTCATTAACCTGTATTTCTGTTTCAATACACTTAGGCACCGCTAATACTACAGCCTCCCTATTAACGTTTTGGAAAGCTTCTATTTTTGTATTAGTTACAAAATCAATTCCAGCTATTTTTTTAGAATTATTATATCTAGCGTTTCCAACTGGTTTAACTATAAAGTCGTTTAAACTTTGCATTAATAATTTAAATCGTATTCTACTGATATAGACATATTCTGATTAAACTTTTTCCAAGGAAGCACTTCATCTTCTTTCTGTATAAATATAACATAAGATTTTTCGTTTTCATCAAATATTATATTGCATATTTCATGACCACCATATACTTGCTGGTTTAAAGAATAATGCATTGCGTCATTTTTATAATCAGAGCCTATACTTATTTTTCTTATTATACTATTAACTTTCATTTTCTGTAATGGTATAAGAACCATCTGACAAGTCAATACTGATAGAACCATATTTTTCTTCTAATTCTTTTCGAGTATTATTTGAGTCTTCAAGTATAATTGAATACGAATTTACTAATTTATTTTTTTGTGCTTCTAACGCGGCTATTTGCTTAGATATGGTATCTATTTGTCTCGCTTGATTTAATATTATGTCAAGCTCTTCTTTTTCTATTTTCATTTAATTTAATTTAATTTAATTTTAATGTGGTACCCAAGGCGTTCCTGTAAAGTTATTGAGTGTTAAGTCATTTCCATTACCTGAAGAATCACTTGCTGTAGTACCTGTTGTTTCGTTAAATTTCCAATAAGCTAATGGTGAGGGTAAAGCTAGTGATGAGTCAATACCTAAGCCATCGTTATATAGTGAAACAACATCGGCAGGGGTCGCAGCGTATCCAGACTTAATTATAAACTCATCCATTTCTCCTCTATATTTAGTAGCTACAAGACTAGCACGAGTGCCAACGTATTGAATTTGAGCATTGTTAGAATTAGCGTTGCTCGTAGTTTTTGTTTGTTGTACACCATCAACATACATTTCAATGACATTACTACTGTCTCTTGTTATAACATAGTGATGCCAACTCCCTATATGTCCTGCTGTATCATAACCATAACTCCAAGCGTTTTGATTAGAGGTACCATTCAGTCTAAAATAAGTGATAGATGGATAAAAGAACCACAAATCTGTTCCGTTGCTATTTTCAAAAATCCACATTTGCCCACTGCTTAATCCAGCTTCAGGTTTTAGCCAAACGGAAATTGTAAACTCTGTGCTAGATGCGGCAATTTGTAAGTTTGCTGGTAAAGTGCAATAGTCATCCACACCATCATATGAAAGTGCATTTTCAAAATCATAACCAGATTTAGGTAGTAGGTAAGCATTTGTAAAGTTAGTTAATGTCATATCCGCACTACCAACAGAACCGCTTTGCGCTATAGTTGTTGCACCATTTGCCTCATTAAACTTATACCAGTAAAGAGGTTGACTTCCAAATATGTTTGTTACGTTTCCACCCCTTTCATTATTATATATTGCCTGTGCTTCAGCAACCGTACTAACCCTTTCGTCAAAGACTATATCATCCACAGCTATTTCAGAGTGAATACTATTAGTGTTACCCCTGTAGAAAAAAGAACCAAAGGTATCAAGACCGTCAAATTGAAAACCAGAACTAGAGCGTGTTTGTAGCACACCGTCATATACAAGGTAAAGTTCACCGTCAACAGTATCTGGCACTTTTGATAAAACTGCTTTCGCTTCTTGCCCGTCTACTGTAAAAGTAATTTCGTCACCCACTCTATAACCAGAACCTGTGGTTGAAACTTCAAGCCTGTCTATGTTACCAAAGCCTCCCGCAACAATCGCTCTAACGGTTAATCCTGTGCCTCCGGGAGGGTAAGCTGATGTAGAAACTGAGGTGTACGTTCCATCAGCAGCACCTGTGGGTTGCTGTGTTATGTCCTCAGTTAATGAGTTGTTATTATAAAAGTAATAAAAATGATGCCAATCGTTGTCTGTTATATTTAAGTTCCACTCAACTTGTCTACTGTTTCCGTCTCCGTCAGATGCAAACCTAATGTACGGAGAGGTGTTTCTGTGAAATATATATGTGCTAGAGTTGGTATTACTTGATGCTATTACATTAGTTTTAGATGTGTCAGCACTAATTGGTCTTTTAGCCCAATAAGCGACAACCATATTAGAAAATCTATTTGTACTATCCCACGGAGTGCTTATTGTACCTGTTTCAGTTGTATTGCCTAAATCTGGTTGAATGTAATTACCAAAGTCATACAACGCTATTGTTTGACTAGATATAGTGTCAGAGCCTACAATGTTATTTACCGTTATGCTGTAGTCTCCTGCGGTTTCTACATTTACAGTGGCTGTTATCTGAGTTACACTGTCTATAGTGTAGCTTTCAACAACGGCAGTACCAGATGCACTTAAACCTGTAACAGAATAAAAGTTTGTACCAGTTAGTACAACCTGAGCTGGTGATGTAGTATTTACAGAGCCGCTAGTAATTGTTGGTGCTTCTAATTCATGTGGTGACCAATCCCCGTTTGTTGGGAAGTATATTGTTGCATTATTACCGTTACCGCTTGAGTCAACAACAGTGGTCCCACTTGTTTGGTCAAACCTGTAAAATATATCAGGGGTTGTTATTACAGTATTGCTTAACACCCCTTTTCCTCCTTTATATAATGAATCTACTTGAGCCTGAGTTAGTGTTGCGTTTCGTGCATCTATAATTAGTTCGTCCATGACAAACAAACCGTAAGATGTATCACTTCTACCTATAAGGCTTATGTTTATAGCCTCTTCGTCATAGTCTTCTGTTGTACCTGTAGACTTTACTGAGTTAATCCACAGCTCGTTTACACCACCATTTAATGACATGGCTACATGATTCCATCCCGTAGAGTTTGCTGATATAGTCCAAGTAGTGCTGGTACCTGTTGAGGTTTGAAATGTAGCAGAGGTGCTTGAATCAAATCGAAAAAACATGTTAGCATCACCAACATGACCAAAAATATACTCATTAGAAATACTGCCATCAAAATAAATCCAACAGCTTAACACAAACCCAGCTGTATATATATTATCATGAGGCACAAAATAAGTTCCTGTAAAGTTATTTAATGTACCTGTATTGCTGTTTCCGCTTGAGTCTGCTGCGCTTGTACCCGATGACTCATTAAATTTATAGTAAACATCAAGCGCGCTTATTACGTTATTAGGTCTTTGTCCAGCACCTTCATTGTATATATCTTGAGCGTTACTTAAAGTGCCGACATATCCAGTCTTTATTGCTACATCATCAAGTTGGCCATCCAGAGGTACTATTGTGCCGTTGTGATATCTACCTATTTGGTTGATTGTTGGCATTGTTCCATTTAAGGTGACTGTGTTTGTAGCCTCAACCCCGTTCAAATAACATCGTCCAACTGTTCCGTCTTTTGTTATAAATAAATGATACCACTCCCCTACTGACATAGACGAAACGGTCCAATCATTGTTTGACCCATCATACCATCTGACCTGTGTAGACGAAATTACTCGAATTGACAGTGAACCTGAACCGCTATTCCCGTAAATATTACCCATGTCCCCACCTGTGTACTTAAACCAGCAACTAAGCGTAATATCTCCTGATGTAGCAATCCCCGTTGTAAGAGAAACGTAATCATTTACACCATCAAATTCCAATGCATTACCAAAAGGTTCTGGCTTATTTACAGCAGATGACATCTCTACAAAACTTCGGTCACCGTCACTGTACAGCGAGTTAATAAACTCAAAGGGTACCCCAGTTCCGTTGGGTCCTATTATACATAAGTCTATACCTAAGCCTAAAGACATACTACTTTAAAGATATAATGTCACTAGCTGTAGTTCCAGTGGCTAAAACATAGTCCACGGTAACTGGAAGAAAACTTCCGTCAGGTACGTTTGCAAAAATAATTGCATCTCCAACCTCTCTTTTACCTGCCATTAAAACCTTAACAGACCCGCCCGTACCTACATATAGTACAGAACTATTAAGTTTGGTTGTTGAGTCTATAGTGTCTGATGCCGCTACCGTAGCTGCCTCTGTCCCAAAATCTGGTTGATTTAAAAATTGCCCCATTTTATATATTATATTTTTTTGATCCGTGTTTTGTATTTGATCTCCTATATGCTTCTGTTTCCCATGGAGTACTTTTACCCTCCATAACTATTCCTGAGTTTTTATTATACTTTCTGCCTTTCCAATAAATATTACCGTCATCATAGGTTAAGTCTCCTCTTCTTATTTGATCTATATGAATTTCTTCGTGTCCGCGTACTTCTTCAACAAACTTTGGGTCAAGCTTGGAGTTTATATTTATAGTACCATTTTTATTCGCTTCACCTAAAATTCCTTGCCCTAAATCTTTAAATAAAACCGATGGGCCGTCGATATTATAAGGAGGTTCGCCTAATTTAAAAGCCATTTAGTCTTTCTTTTTTCTCTGGCTCATGCTACTAATAATAGCTGGAACAGCCGCTTTAATAACCATAGCAGCAAGTGGAGCCATTTTTGGACCACCTTTGCCATACATTTTAGCTGAAGCTTTATCATCGGTAGGCATATACTTTGAATCTGCACTCATCCGAACAGGGCTACAGTGCTTTGACATAAAAGTACCTCCGCTTTTCATCATAATGCCGGCTCGATTATCAATAGGCATATCAGCCATTAAATTTTTTCTTTCTTGCTTTTTAGACTCTTTCATCTTATTCATACTTTTTTTATTTATTAATATTTGCCCCTAACGCCTTTAGGCGAAGATTTTGTAGAACCACCTTTGCCGCCCCATAAATGTTTGCATGACCAATACCTAGCGGTTAGCTTGTCTTTTGCTGTTGAGCATTTGTGCCGAGCGCGGAAAGATTTACGAGCCGCTGCAGAATAATTATGCCCATACCCTTTGTACCCAAAGTGCACAATTTTTTCTTTCCCGCCTTGACAAGCTTTAACAACTTTTTTAGCGGTTTTACTCGGGGATTTCCTCGGTACATTGCATTTCATTTTTGATTTATCTACCCTAGCGGCCATATTGATTTTTTTAAAATTTTAAACAAAGTGGCTATTGCAATAGCGACTATAATTAAAAAAGTAATGCCTGCAATTATCCGTCTTACATTTTTGCCTAATTGTTCTATTATGCTTTGTTTTCTTACTACTATTCGTTCAACAGGTATTTCAACCGTGCGTACAATCGTGTCACTTTTACATTCGCCTTCAATATATGTTGTATCACCAACCCTAATATACTTAATTCTAAGCTTATCCTTATAAATATAAGTTGTATCCGAAGTCGTATCAATAAATGCTGTATCATGTTTTATTGACGGAACAACCATACTGAAAGTGTCTTTTATGGTATCCCGCTTTAAAAGATCTGGATACATAATAGTTAACTTTTCAATTTTTCTTTCCGCCCTACGTTTCTTTTTTTCTAGCCTTTGCTCTAAAGTACAAGAATTAAGTATTAGGCTTATTAAGAATAAATAGAGTATGCTGTTTTTCCTTTTATTCTTTTGCATTTTAATACTTGATTTCTATTCTCTCTTTCCTTGTAAGAAACATGAACCCAATCTGGGTTGTCATCGTCACCGTACTCCCAGATAAGCTGGTCAAAGTCTAAGTTGTCTTTTATAAAGTTAAACATGTCTGTGTTAGACATATAACCAAGCGTATCATCAATGTCCATAGCCGCGCCATTCATAGCGCAGTGCTGTGAGCTTGATGAACCGCCAATGGCCCTGTTTAATTCCACGCTTCTGAATAAACTGTTTATAGCTATAGGACCACCTACATGTTCCCTAAGTGGTTCAAACACTTTTTCACAGAGTAGTTTTATTCTTTCCATCTGCTCACCGCTGGGTATGTTTTCTATACCCCTTCTAATGGCAGTGTTACTTTTAGTTACCTCCCTATAAGAAACGTGTTCAGTTACCTTCATTTATTTTTTTTAATGGTTATCCATTTGTGAACAGTATACCCTATAGTAACAAGGAGTAACAATATCTTCAAAGACATCTCTATGTTGCTAAAGGATATCCCAAGTGTTGTTAAATTAATTAACACGATTTTAATTTCGTTATACATCAGCTTAATTAATGGCATGACTACTCTTCTTCCTTTTCCTTCTTACCAAGAATCTGACCAGCTTCGGCAATACCAAAAGCACCAAGTGTTACTATAACAAACGAATTAAATATCACATCGCTGTGTATTAATTCTTTACCGTATATACCAGTCGCAATATCAACTACAGCAAATATTGTCATAACCGCAAATGATAAAAACCCAACGATGTTCTTTTCGTTGTACCTGTTTCTTGTTCTAAATATATCCCAGAAAGACATACTAAAAACCTTTAGCTTTTTCTGTAATAGGTCCAGGCTGGTATGGGTATTCGTTTTTAGCTAGCAACTGAATACCGTCCGCTCCAGAGCTACGCCCAGGGGCTATTGGCATTTGGTCCATATTTAACGGGCCGTCCCAAGTAGCGTCTATACCTTGGTCTTTAGCGTATACTCTTTTTTCAGGAGCTTTATGTAAGTTTATATTGTTTTCCATAATTATTTTTGATTTCTGTATTCGTTAGTGCCAAACATTTTAGCAGACTTCATAGCTATTTTACTATCTGCTCTGCCTGATAATTGCATTAAGTTTGACATTTGATCTTTAAGAGCTTGCGTAACGGGATTAGGGTTTCCCATAACCATATCTGCCATCATTCCTCCTGGTGTATATTGCGCCACGTTCTGCATTGTCTGGCCTACATTGTTAGCTTGAGTCATACCTCTTTGAAGCATGCCTTCGCCCGCTTCTACCATTTGGTCAGTAGTGTCGGGCCTAACAACATTAATTGCTTGACCTATAGGTGTTGCCGCTGCTATACTTTCAGGAGTAGCTTGCTTTAATTCTTCAACACCCTGTGATACTAAACCACCAGCTGCTTCTAGCCCGCGTGATACAAGGCCTTTTGCTCTATTAAAAAGTGCCATTATTTATATTTTTTTTCGTTATAACTTTTTTGATAAATGCCAGATCGCATCATAGCTTTTCCATAAGCATCTGATTTTTGAAAAACGCTACTTCCATCGCCCATAAAGTTCATAGTGTCATCTGCTGTAATAGCTTTATCAACTTCTTTAATAGCAGCTTCACTTAATGGTGGCATTGAAGTTTTTCCTGCGTCTCTATTTGCTTTAAAGTCTTGTACTTTTCCTTTAACTTTTTCAATTGCAGGCTTGACCTGCTCAAGCTGGCGTTTTATACCTACGTAGTAATCTTTAAAAGTAGCCGGGCGTTTGCCGTAAACAGCTTGAAAAGAATGTGGGTTTATCTCTTTTTTATCAAATTGTTCTAAACCGTAAGATTTCTTTTTTTCTCCATTAGACTCCGCTTGAGCTTTTTCTTTATCTTCTTCTAAAGTAGAGGCTTTGCCAAGGCCTCTATAAGTAGTGCCGTTAGCAAACATGCTGTTAAGTGTAAACGCCATTTTATCTGTCTTTATCTTTGTTAAGTTTATTTATAGATACTCTTAATACTTTATCCATATAAGAGCCGCCTTTCATTATGCGGTTAGATCTTGTTGTTTCAGGTATATCTTCTTGGCCAAGCATTACACGATATATCCTGTTTATCAGCTGCTTTCCTTTAAAAGATATTTTATATATATTATACTTTTGAGTTGTTCCGTTTCTGTGTCTCCATACTACAATCCAACCCTCTTTTAGCAATCTATTCCAGCGCCGGTTATCCCAGCTGTAAGCAAAAGTACCTTCTTCAAAATCGTGCTTACGAAAATACTCAAGGCAGTCTAGATATATTATTATCTCTAGATCCGCCTCTCGTATGTTATAATTTTTGTAAGCCCACTTTCTAATTATTCTATAATGCTTTAATACGTTTAATTGCCTAATATGATCTGGCTCAACACGCATTATAAGACTATTACAATATCAAACTCTTTAATTACTTTGTACACGGTGCCTTCTACTTCTAGATCAAATCCTGCGTGCCTGTCGTAATATATGTTATCGTCTTTTGTTACTCCGCTAACTTCTATGCCAGCGTCAATAACCGTGGCTTCCCTGTATCTTATATCTTGTCTGTGTACAGATCCTAGATCAAGACCGCTTTTTGTTTTAACTTGACCCTCTTTTTTGGGATCAATTAAAACGTATTTACCCATTACTTTCATCGATCCTTAAATTATTAATTACACAGTTTGTTGATAATATAGTTGTTGAAACAGAAACTGCGTTTTTTAATGCGCTTTTCGTTACCAACAACGGATCGATAATGCCGCCTTTTATCATGTTAACACTTTTGCCAGTCTTAACATTTAAACCAAATCCGGGTCTTGCTTCCATTTGCTCGATAGAAAAATCAGCGTTTGAAAGAATAACTTCCCAAGGCTTTTGTATTGCTTTAAGTAATATTTTTTCCCCTTCGTTATCTGCTTTAATTTTGTAGGCGGCATTTAGTAAAGCTATTCCGCCACCTGGCACAACGCCTTCTTTTATAGCAGCCCTTGTTGCGCAAATAGCATCATCTACACGGTCACTTTTTTCTTTTAATTCAACTTCTGAATTAGCGCCAACCCTTATAACTCCAACTTTACAAGATAAGAAACCTAACCTTTTCTCAAGGCTTGCTTTTTTGCCGGGCTTTTCTTCTTCTTCTATTTGTTTCTTTACAGAATCTATTGCCGCTGTAAGCTCTTCGCTTTCTTCAGCTATCTCTATAATAGTCTCATGCATGTCCGTAGTGGACTTTAAACACCGCCCTAGATGTTCAGGCTGTATTAAATCAATATCATCACCTAGGTCTTCACTAATTACTTTGGCCCCGGTTATAAGAGATAGGTCGTGCAGCTTTTGTTTTCTATTAAAGCCGAAGTCTGGCGAATCAATAACATTTACTTTGATGTTACCTTTCATCTTATTCATGGCTAATGCACCAATCACTTGATCTTCCATTTCTGCTACAATTAAAAGTTCTTGACCGCTTTTAATAACATAAGCTAAAACAGATTCTATCTTTCTAATGTTATCTATTTTATTTTCACATATAAGAACAAGTGGATTATTCATTATACACTTATTCCTGTCTTCGTTTGTTGCGAAGTGTAGGTTTTTAAGGCCTTTGTCAAACGATGCCCCACTTATAATCTTGTGGTATGTGTTTTCATCACTGGAAGCTTCCATTGTTACTACACCATTTTCACCAACTTGTTCAAATGCTGAAGATATAATGTCGCCTAGCTCTTGATCGTTGTTTGATGAGATGGTAGCAATGTGCTTTAGCATATCACCTTTTACAGGCTTTGCAATTCGTTCTAAGTATTTAACAACCTTATCGGTGGCTGTTTTTATACCATTCTTAACATCTTTAACATCGTGCTTATAGGCTTCTGTCAATATAGCGTGTGCCAAGACTGTTGCTGTAGTAGTACCGTCACCGGCTTCTTCCACTGTTTTTCTAGCAGCATCCTTTAATAAAGTAGCCCCCATGTTTTCTACAGGGTCTTTTAAAATTATCGAGTTTGCTACGGTTACACCGTCTTTAGTTATTACGGGTTTACCAGAGTCATCTTCTAATATAACTGACTTGCCTGATGCCCCTAACGTTGAGCTCACTGCTTTATATAGTTTATCTACGCCTTCATATATAGCGTAGCGAGCATCTAACCCGAAGTTTAAATGCTTCACAATATTACTTTCTTTCATAAATTTAATTTGATTTTATTTGAATGTTTTAACGACTCTAGGTCCTTCTGCAAATTTAAGCTTTTTTCTATAATGTGCTATGCTATCATCAATAGCCTGCTCCGCATCTTCTATCGTAGCTCTGCGGGTGACATCAACCCATTGACCCGTGGATCTTAGCAGCTCTGTCTGGAAGTACCCATTTGCGAGCTCGACAATCCTCCAATTTTTTTTCTCTGTTAAACTTTCCCAGAAATTTATGGTTTCAGGACTGGGTTTTTCATTTGTGTTCAATGAACTTGTTTGGTAATAAATGTATGTCATCACTTTGGTTTTGGGATTAATTATTTATTATGGTTTTTAATTCTATTTTTTGCGGTTATTAATATTCTTTCTTCAAGTCTAGCTATGTTAGCCTGTAACTTAGCGTTTTCTTCTAATAATAATTCTATTTTTTTATAAAGTTCCGTAACTTTATCTTCTAGCTCACCTATTCTCTTCCTGTTGTCTTCTCGAATACTGCTCTTAAATGAGGCTGAGTTATCTATCTTTTTCTTCCAGATATTCCAGCCTTCTTTTAGACCCAACGCCCCTATTAGGGCTACAAGCATCGGTATTAAAGTTTCACTATCCATGTTTTTAAACGTAGGCTACCCAAACATCCACTGACAATTGTTTTAATGTTATCGTTCCATACGCTGCGGCTATGGCTATACTTCCAGTAC